CATTTAGATAAAACTAAAGTTGATGAATATGACTTAAAGAAAAAGTTATGGAAAGCATTAGTGACAGTAAACATATTAGAAGGTTTAAGATTTTACGTATCTTTTGCTTGTAGTTTTGCGTTTGGTGAATTAAAACTATTAGAAGGTTCAGCAAAGATTATATCATTTATCGCCAGAGATGAAAGTCAACACTTAGCAGTATCTCAAAGAATTATAAACAACTTTAGAGATGTAGAAAATGATAAAGTAATGAACAAAGTAATTAAAGATACTGAAGATGATGTATATAAAATGTATGATGAAGCAGTACAAGAAGAAAAAAGATGGGCGACTTATTTGTTCTCTCAAGGTTCAATGATTGGGTTATCAGAAAAACTATTACATCAATTCGTAGAATATATGGCGAATAGAAGAATGAAAGCAATTGGATTAAAACCTGTTTATGACCAAAAGACAAATCCATTACCTTGGGTTGACCATTGGTTAAATAGTAGATCAACACAAAACGCACCACAAGAAACAGAAATTGAAAGTTATGTGATTGGTGGTATCAAACAAGATGTTAAGAAAGATCAATTTAAAAAATTTAAACTATAATGATTGAAAAGAGATCAAAAACTTGTTCTAGTTGCGAAACTAAATATACAGTAGAATGGGACATTGAAGTTCAGGATTTAGAACCATTGACTTGCCCTTTCTGTGGACATGAAGTAGAGGAACTAGAAGATGAAGAAGATACAATCTGGACAAACGAATCCGAAGACGATAATTGGAATTGATTATAGTTTAACAAGTCCAGCAATTTGTGTAACTGAAGATTTTATATTTGAGAATAGTCAGTTTTATTATTTAACAAATAAGAAAAAATATATTGGACCAATGTCAAAAAACATTTTTGGTTTTGAACACAAAGAATATAAAACACCTATTCATAGATTTAGTCAAATATCTGATTGGGCATTCGACACAATCAAAGAAACTTTCCATTCACCACAACAAGTATTCATAGAAGGTTATTCTTTTGGATCAAAAGGACAAGCAGTATTTCAAATTGCTGAAAACTGTGGTATACTCAAATATAGATTACAAGAATTTGGAGTTGATTATGAAACTGTTGTACCTAGTGTAGTAAAGAAAGGTGCAACTGGTAAGGGAAACGCTGATAAAGATTTGATGTATGAATCATTTTCAAAAGAAACAAACACAAACTTGAAGAAAATATTTGATGTAGAAAAGATAGGTAATCCTGTATCAGATATTGTTGATAGTTTTTATATAGCAAAGGTTGGTTATGAAAATTTTAAAAGCAAATAAAACAATAGATGGTTATTTAACACAGTCAGTAGATATAAACGAATTGAATTATGGTCATTGTGCGATTGACGCTCCAGGCTATGAAAAACTTGTAGAAAGAATTGGTAAGGACGGTATGGTGTGGCCATTGATTGTAAATGGAACTACTATACGATTTGGAAATAAACGATTACTATATGCAAAAGTAAATGGATATGATTTAGTTGATTGTGTTTTTGAAACTGATATAAGTAATTTAAACAAACTTGGTGATATGACGAGGATTAAATGAAAAAAGCGATTATAACAGGTATAACAGGACAAGACGGTAGTTATCTAGCGAAACTACTATTAGATAAAGGATACAAGGTATACGGCGCTCAGAGGCGTAATACAGGCCTAAAACACTGGCGTTTAGATGAATTAGGTATTACAGATCAAATAGAATTTTTAGACTTTGATTTAGGAGAACCCTATAATATAGAAAAGACTATGGACAAAGTACAACCAGATGAATTTTATAATCTGGCAGCACAATCATTTGTAGGTTTATCATTTGAACAACCACAAGTAACTACTATAGCAAATTCTTTAGGTGTGTTAAATATATTAGAAGTCATTAGAAACAAATATCCAAAGACAAAATTTTATCAAGCCTCAACAAGTGAAATGTTTGGTAAAGTACAAGAAACTCCACAAACAGAAACAACAAGATTTTATCCTAGAAGTCCATATGGTGTAGCAAAATGCTATTCTCATTATATGACTGTAAATTATAGAGAAAGTTATAATCTATTTGCTTGTAGTGGTATTTTATTTAACCATGAAAGCCCTATGAGAGGTGAAGAATTTGTAACTAGAAAAATTACAAAAGGTTTAGTAGAATATACAAAGACAGGTAAAGTGTTAGAACTTGGTAATATAGAAGCATTTAGAGATTGGGGACACGCTGAAGATTATGTTGAAGCAATGTGGTTAATGTTACAACAAGATGAACCAGATGATTATGTAATCTCAACAGGTAGAACTGTGTCTATAAAAGATTTCATAACATTGTGTTTAGATGAATTAAATATCAAATATGAATTTAAAGGACACGAAGTAATAGATGAAAATGGTAATTATATTATAAAAACTAATCCCAAATTTTTTAGACCTGCAGATGTAGATTTACTTGTTGGTGATAACACAAAAGCTAGACATAAATTAATGTGGAGACCCAAACATACTTTAGAAACCATGGTTAGAGATATGATAAAACAAGATTTGAGAAGATGGAAAAACTAATCTGGACAGACGAAGATAAGTTTTTTATTACAACTTTTAATAAAAGATTGTATGATGATTATGCTCATCAGTTTATTCAAACATATATTAATACAAAACAAACAATTAAAGTAATTTGTTATGTAGAAGAAGACTTTGATTATCCTAAACACGATAATATAACTTATGTTAATATTTTACAAGAGATGCCAGAACTAGTTGCGTTTAAAGAAAGACATAAAGATAAGATATGGAATGACGACAGTGATTTTTTACAAAACGCTGTTAGATTTTGTCATAAAGTATTCGCACAATATCATGCAAGTAAACTAAAGAAAAAGTTTATGTGGTTAGATGCAGATAATATTTTCATTAAACAAATACCAGATAACTTTATGGATACATTTATTCCTGGTGATACATTTACAACATTTTATGGTAGAAGTCATTACACAGAATGTGGTGTTGTTGGTTTTAATTGTACATTAGATATTAGTAAAACGTTTTTTGAAACTTATATAAATCATTATATCAAAGATACAATTTGGAATATGGTAAATAAAACAGATTGTCACGCATTTGACAATACAAGAAATATGATTAAAGTAAAAGAAAGAAACAAAGGTGATGGACAGGGTGGACACGTGATCGCTAGAGATAGAGAGATAAACCCTTATATAGATCACAAAAAGGGTAAAAGAAAATATAAGGACAATAGTCCAGAATGGGTGAAACAAAATGAAAGCAGGTAAGATATGGGGTCAAACAGAATTGATCCACGCAAATGGAGTTTTAGAATTTCATAGAATAGAATTTAAAAAAGATGTTGCTTGTTCTAAACATCAACACAAACATAAGTGGAATGGTTTCTTTGTTGAGTCAGGAAAGATGTTAGTTAAAGTATGGCAAAAAGATTATGATTTAGTTGATGAAACAATATTAAACGCAGGCGATTTTACAAGAGTTAAACCAGGTGTGTTTCATCAATTTATAGGATTAGAAGACGGTGTTGCATTTGAATTGTATTGGGCAGAGTTTGACCATAATGATATTGTAAGAGAAACCGTAGGGCAGAAAGTCAATCAATGACATCATACTATTTTTGGGTAACGTTAGAAAACAAAGCACCTATGAAAGTAGAAGAAAAGGGTAGAACACTATCGGAAGCAAAACAAATTGTAGAAAGTAGATTCCCTAATGCAAAAGTTATGTTAGCAGGAAAAGGGAACATTTTATGATTAATATATTCGTAGGTTACGATAGAAAAGAACAGATAGCATATCACGTATTATCACAAAGTATATTACGAAACGCAACAAGACCAGTTTCAATAACTCCTTTATATTTACCTAATATTAAATACGAGTTTAGTAGAGAAAGAAGTAAAATAGAATCTACAGAGTTTTCATTCAGTAGATTTATTGTTCCTAAACTTATGGACTATTCTGGTTGGGCGTTGTTTATGGATTGTGATATGTTAATGAAAGCAGATATATCAGAACTATGGTCATTAAGAGATGATAGATATGCAGTTCAAGTTTGTAAACATGATTATGTTCCAAAAGAAAAGACAAAATTTTTAGGACAAGAACAAACAATATATCCTAGAAAAAATTGGTCTAGTTTTATGTTGATGAATT